CAGCAGCCGCAGCGGCCTGTTCGGGAGTGATCGTCACGGAGTCCATTAGCGGTCCTGCCGGATGTGACCACGGGTAGTGCGATACGTTGACTTCTGGTGCTCACCGCGAGGGCCGATGATAGCGCCGCTCCCGATGATTGAGCCCTGCATGTACTCCTGAATGGGAGCACGCTCGGCCTTCGAAGGTGTTTCGTTCTCCGCGCCAGCGGTGCTGGGGTCCTGATGACGAGCATCTTCGCCCATCTGGCCGGGAGGCGTTCCACCTGAGAGATTACGAGGGGGCATTGGTTCCTGTTCCTCCTGAGGGTGATTTCTGTGCAGCGACAGCATTGTCCGACATGGCTTTGATGCCAGCCGGAGCAGTCTTCTGCAGCATGGCCTGTTGCTGAGCAGCTTGGCGTGTAGCCTGTACTTCCTGCTCGGTGCGGACGATGCCGCCAATGTCGATGCCCAAGGCTGCAGCACGACGCTTGAGGTAGCTGCCGATGTTCGTGTACTCGGTGACGCCCTGTGGGCCGAAGATTTCGCCTGCGCCTTGCAGCAACAGGTCGAGCTTCATCAGGTCGGAAGACCGACCCAAGCCATCAAGTCCGGTGATGATCGTGGGGACGACGGCACCCTTGGGGAGCGCAGGGAGTTCCTTAGCTCGCGTCATGGTAGCCATCAGCCGAACGACCAGCGGGAACTGAAGCTCGCCACTCAGGAGGGAGTATGTCCCACCGAGAGCCTGCTCCAAGTCCGCCGCCATGAGTCTGATCTCTTCTGCGGTCACGCGCTCGGCGTTCCGCTGTACACTGCTATTGAGAAGGAAAGCTTGTTCGAGCCTCTTCTCAATGGTGTCTGCCTGCGACTTCGTGACTTGGAAGTCAGCAAACTTCTCCATCATCAGCAGGGTAACATCCTTCGCGTTGCCGTCCCGAATGGCTCCGTTGGGAGCTTCGGCCAGCGTCTTCTTCTGCGTGGTGCCACCCTCGTCTACGAGCCAGAGCACTTTCGATGCATTGGCCGAGAACTCGACTAGCGACTGTGAGAGCGACTCGTAGGAGTGAAGGTCTCCAAGGTACTCTTCGCAGTGTCCACGTCCGTAATCGGAGCCAGCCACAGCAGTCCACCGCAGCGGAAGCCATGCTGGCGTGTCGAGCGGATACGTTGCATTCGTTTCGGGGATCGGTACACCGACGACTTCCTGATGTACGGCCCAACTCTTGTCACCGCGCTGAACCCACGTGTAGACCCAGATGTTGTCATCTGTGGCCTTTTCCGGATTCGTCTGCTCGGTGGCAGAGACAATCGCTTCTACCTCCGGAGGAAGCGTCCTACGGCTGAGACCCTCACGGGTGATGATCTCGACCGGCGTGCCTTCCGTGTCGCGCTTGACGACATAGTTGGCGAGCGGATGGAACTTCTCCGAGCCGTCAGCGAGTATCTGCAACAGTCCGTTGCCGCCGACGATGAGGTGCTTGAGGCACTCGCTGAGCTGGGGACGATGTGCCTTCTCCTCGAACTTCGTGAGGATAGCACGTTCGACCTTCGAGAGCGAGGCGTCGATCTCTGCTTGCGGGTCTGTCTCGCCTGCGAGTCCAGCCTTCTCCTTGATCTTGTCCATCAGGAATTCAGAAATCTGAAGCCGGAAGAACGAGGTACCGGGAGGGAAGAGGGCGAGTAGCAGCTTGGCCGCTAGGTTGTTCACACCACGGGTCCCAACACTCTGAAAGGGCTGGGGCAGTTTGGTTGCGTCCGACACTCCCTCGGGGGGAATGAGGGAAGGGATCGTCAGAGCTGATGCTTCACGCGCACGCTGCAGGGCAGCATTCCGCTGCACACTGAGCTGCTCATAACGTCCATGTGCCGTCACTGCTTGAGCGACGACCGGAGCCGTCATGAGTTATCTCCTACAAGGGGATAGTGAGCGAGTCCAGCCCGACCTTCGGGGTAGGAATCTGCGTGGAGAAGGTGCCGGGAGCATCCGGAGCCGGAGGCAGGCCGGTCTTGACTCCACCGAGAAGCTGTTGCTTCAGGGCTGCGATCTTGTTCTGGTATTGTGAGCGAAGCACATGCGAGGCAAGACCTTGCATCGAAATATCAGCCGGAAGGGCTGCGAGCTTCGCGTTCAGGTCTGCGATCTGCTGGTTGATATCGGCCACGGACGGAAGCTTGATCTCGTTCGAGATGTTCGTGCTTGCCGGTCCAATGGTAGCGGCACCAAATCCGCCTGTCAGTAGGCCAGACGAGTCAGACATGGTACCCCTAGGAGTTGGCGTGGTTGTTGATGTCACTCTTGAGCTTCCGCACGACGCTGGCCTGCCCTGCGCGATACCACACTTCCCGGTCGGGGAGAGTGAGATCGGGGCAGCGGTCAGGATAGGTCCGGTCGAGGTAGTCAACCAGTGCGTTAGAAGCGAGTGGGACCTGTGGATTGAGTATGCTCAGATTGATAGCCCCCTCTTAACGAGCAGAAAAGAACGGTAGGGTAGGGGCCGAAGCCCCTAACCCCGTGTGATTGCTTGACTTACGCCCGCTGCCAGACAGCTACCTTGCGGTATCTGGCCGCGCCATTCGTGTTGGCTACCCGATCACTGGTAGGCCGAAGCCCCGCCAGCCGGAAAGCAGCCACGATGGCCGGTCCCCGCTCGGAGCTGAGCATGCCGGTGTTGGTGTCATAGAGGATGTCAGCAGCCTTTGAATTGGCCCAGACATCGGCTACGGTCAAATACGCCTGCTTCTCCATGATCTGATGGATGATGGGAAGGAGGCGAGTCGCTGCGCTGGTGACGTACTGGTTCATGGTGCCCTCCAAAATGGGTTGATGCACTGCACCAGTTCCCCAATGTGGCTGAGCCGGAATCCGGACCAGTCCTCATTGCGGTTGTGGTGATGGTTGAGCAGGATAGCGAAGCCCCCTGCTTCGGTGAACGCTCTAACATTCAACAGGCTATCATCGACCAGCACGTCCACCTCTTCTACGAGATGGTGCTTGTCGAAGGTAGAAACGAATCTCTCGGTTGCATGGAGGAAACCATGCCGACGACACCAATCCTCTTTCGCTATCGCAGTGCCATTGTAGCAGGATGAGATAGCCGTGATGGAGTAGCCGTGTGTATGCAACCACTCAACCGCCGCGACAGCCCCATCGATGGGCTTCACGATATCAGATGAGTAGACAGTCGGAGTGAGGAAGTCGTAGACTGCCTTCCCGAACAGGTCCTCCGGATGGGTCCACGAATCGAACTCGTAGTGATCCACGCCGAACCGAGTTTCGATCCAGCGTGCCCACGGCCCATGAAGCTCCGCAAGCACGCCGTCTACGTCCAGTCCGATGCGTTGGATTGGATTCACTCTTCCGCTCCCTTGAGTCGCTGGTGTAGGTAGCCCATCACGTTGAACATGAGGGCGACCAGCTCCTCCTCATTGGCGTATCCGCCGAGCCGGTGATCCAGCCAGCAGGCCATGAAGTGCCGCATCATGGACTTCATGTACACACTGAGCGGCATGCCCCTCTGCCAGTTGTCGGAGTCACGCATGGAGCCGTCCTTGAGGAAACGGTTCTTGTGCATGTACTCCGCGAAGCGGCGAAGGACGGTCGGGGACAGGAAGCCTTCGTAGTCCAGCTTCCCGTTGTCAATATCTCGGTTCGCTCCGGTGTTGAAGGTGCGAACGACTTCGGTGACTGCAGTGACTTCGGGCTGTGAAACCGAACGCATTACTTCCCTCGCTTCTTCGGAAGAAGGTTTATAGGTACAGCTATTCGCACGAATGCAGCGGGAAGGATCATCACAACGGCCACCCCGGCATGCAATGGGATTGAATGGATTGAAGGCTATGTCATGCTTGGCGGTGTCCAAAGGATAACCTCCTTCTTCTCGAAGTCATAGTCCGTGTAGCGGCAGATGCGTGCGACTCGCGCATTCATCAGCGCCACTTCCTCGTTCAGCCCCGCCTTCGTGTAGGAGGTAACGACTGCATCCCACCACTTCTCCTGCGGGCAGTTCTTCAGAATCGCTTCGGCTTTCACAGGGCCGACACCGGGACAGCCTTTGTAGCCGTCCGTCGTGTCCCCGGTGAGAGTCTGGAACATGTGCTGGTAGTCAGCTTCCAGCTCGGTGACTTCGTGAACCGTCCACGGGTCGCCGTCTTCGTTCCGATCCTTCATGTAGTTGCAGAGGTAACCGGGAAGAGTCTTCATGTCCTTGTCGATGGACACGATGATCTTCTTGCCGGGGATGAGATCGGGATGTGTCGTCAAGATGCCTAGCACATCGTCACCCTCAAGCCCGGGCTTCATGTACGTCTTCCAGCGGTCCTGCACATACTCGCGCATGGGCTGGTACACGACTGGCTTCCTCACGTTCTTCCGGTTGCCCTTGTACTCTGGCATGACTTCGTTCCGCCACCGCTTCTCATGGCTCAGCACCATGATGATCTCGGATGAAGGGATGCCAGTCTGGATCGACAGCAGCATGTCTTCGAGCTGTGCCACGCACTCATCAAAGTTCGCATGCAGTGTCCAGAGCCACTCACTCCACTGAATCGGCACCTCGTTCCCCGACGATGAAGCGTAGATTAGGGTGTCGGCATCGATCAGGAGTGTTGGTTTCTGCTTAGCGGATTTCAAGACCAGCTTTCCTCCTAAGTTCCTTCGCTATTGCCTCGCACTTTGGGCAGAGGACTAGGGTTGTATGGTTTGGGCCTTGGCACCATGCACAAGGGAGGGAGCTTACGGTTTCCATACTTCAGGAGCCCGTAGCATTCCCTGCTTGAGCAGGGCCGCACGCATTTCGATGTGCTGCTGCACGTCACCGATTACACGCTCTCGCGTTAAGCGCAGACCCTCCGGACCGAGCCGGTTGGCTTTCCGCCACTGTATCTGAGACATGTGTACCTTCGGGTTGAAGAGACCGAGTGCCTCACCGAGATTCTCCTGACTCTTCGACATACCCTTCAGAGACACAAGGTCCATCTTCGTGTCCTGAGTCAGCACTTCCCGTAACGGTGGCCTTCCGTATTCGAGCAAAGCCCCATTGATGATTGGCAGATCGTGCCGACGAATGTAGTGGCCGGTGACCATATCGGCAGCGGTAATGAATCCCCAGATTGCATGGAGAAGCTCCGGTGCTTCCAAGGTCATTCCAGACTCAGCCTCAAACTGTCCAGCAAGGTTGAGCACCCAGCACTCTACTCGTCCACTGCCAATCCATGACCATGCAACCGCCGTGATCTCATCCGTGGTCCAGTCAGAACCGAGGTAGGAGAGTGGACGGTTTTCAAGGTCGATATCGAGAATGCGCAACTGACGAGTACTAAGACTCGCTATCGGCATGGTTCGCCAAGAGCTGCTTGAAGCTGCTGAAGACTCCACCATTGGCGATCAGATCGAAGTTGAGTTCGACACCCTGACCAACAAGGAGAGCAATCCGTTTGAGAGCTGGTTGCAGCTCATTCAGCTCCCATTCCACGTCTTCGATGCGACGACGAAGAGCACGCTCGGCGCGAGCTGCGCGAGTGAACTTTCGCTGCGCTTCTACGACGGGGTTGTCGGTGATGTAAGGCAACCGAGACTCCTTAGTTTGCGATTAGTGATAGAACGCTGAGCGGAAAGAACACCCTTAGGGGAATTGTTGTATCGCTGTTTGCATTCCCGATTACGACCCGGATGTGCATCTCTCCACCGTTGGCATCTCTCTGCTACCGTTAATGGCATTCTGCCCAATTACCTCCGAACTTAACTTCTCCGTCGAGTGGCAGACGAAAGTTGTAGTGATCCTGTAGTCCACGAATCGACTTGAGCCAGATATCCGCAGCGACTTGCTTGTACCGCTCCCGCACTGCGAGCTGTACTTCATCATGAATCCAGCCCATCGCTGCCCACTTCCCGTCCCAGCCCTGCGGACCGAGTGTGGTCATCATCTCCCTATTCGCATGCACGATCCAACGCTTGCAAATGACAGCGCCGGTACCCTGTAGCAGAGAATTGAGAGCAGCGTGTTCGCTTCGGATGTAGACACGACGCCGATCGATGAGTCGAAGATAACCTTTCCGCTTCGCCTTATCTCTCACGTCATCGATCAGGTAGCTGAGGGCAGGCAGTTCTTTAAGGAAATGTTTCCGTGCCTTCTTGCCAATCCGCTCCTGATACTGCTCTGACTTCCCGGGGGCGAGAATAAGCCCAAGCTTCCCGTCGCCTCCGCCATACAAGAATGCGTAGATGAACGTCTTGCCGTCGGCACGCGAGATGCCGAGGATGTTTGCATTGAGCGTGTGAATGTCGTTAGGCTTCTCAGCTAAGACGTAGACTCCGTATGCCCCGTCGTCAAAGCGTGCCATGTAGTGAGCCAAGCATCGTAATTCAAGTCCGGAGACATCAGCTCCAAGCTCCACCCACTCAACAGAAGTCTTTTTCGGGACGGTGAAAAGGGACCGGCACTCGATCCCAAACGGACTATCGACTGTCGGGACTTGTCCGAGATTTGGATTGTAATGGGCTGCGCGATGAGTAATGGTGCCATTGGATTTCACGCGATGGTGAATGAAGAACTGCCCGGGTTTCTCTTCCCGTGCATGGCGTATCCACGCCTCAGGTCCCTCTGCGATCTGCGACAGCCGCTTAGCTAGTAGTAGGTACTCTCTCAGTTTCGGGACCGGAGGATAGGTGAGGCCAAGCAGGGCCTCTTCCGACACCTCGGGCTGTCCACCGGGAGTGAAGTCTTTCGGCTTCCATCCGTACTTCTCCTGCAGAATCTTGGCGATCATCGGACGGGAACCGGGATTGAACTCCACCGTTTTGAAGCGTTCTACGGGCACGCCCTTTTTGTAGCCCAGCGATCTGTTGTCTCTTTTGGGCGTGAACATCCCGGTCGAAACTTCCCACGGCGGGAACAACTCCTTCAGCTCGACAGCGACCTTCTCCCGCTTTCCCTGAAGCTTCGCGGTGAAAGCCAGTGCCGCTTCCAAGTCGAACGGCCAGCCGTTGTCTTCTTGGAGTCGAAGATACTCGGCCAGTTCGTGTTCAGTCTCAACCGCTTCCATTGGGACGCCTGCGGCTCGGATGCGCTGGACTAGAGACTTCGTAATCCATGTATCCGATTCGCAGCGGGACTGCATGAGCGGAGTCCAGTGCGACCAGTCTTCTATGTCGGTGCCCACCTTCTGAATGCCCAGACGATAGCCCCATGCTTCGAGCTTGTGGGACCCGATAAGATTTCCCGGTAGCTGTCCCTTCTGAAAGCGTCCGAAGTCTGTGTCCTTGATGTGCGCCCACCGCATCTGTGCGATGAGCAGGGTATCACGGATGACTGCCTTAGTGCTCCACTTCGGATAGAGTAAGTTCAGCACCGGGATGTCGAACCCGATGCAGTTATGACCATACAGCCTGTCTGCTTCGCTAAGAAGCGATAACCCTTCCTTGAGACTGCGGTATGGCTTGCCGCCCGCATCGGTGCAGGACACGATCTCATCCGAGTCCATGTCCCGCAGAACGAGCGAGTGAATCTTCGTCACGTTGGGCAGCAGACTGTCTGTCTCAACGTCGAATGTCCAGCTAGTCAGACTGCCCTCCCGATGTTAAAGCCGACGTGTGTAATTCTCTTCCAGCTTGCAGCTCTGGCAGCGACCGTCTACGAATTTATGGCCGAAGGTCTGACACCAGTTCACCGCCATCTGTTCCTCCGAGATGTTCATCTCCCGATGGCCGGTGTCCCTGCCAGTGCCAGCATTGTGCGACAGGTATCGCTTGAACTTCTTCTTCACCTTCGTCTTGTTCATGTTGATCTCTACGCCCATCTAGATTTCCTCCTCGTCAGTGTTGGGCACATCGTCTGCCGCTGCACGGAAGCCGTAGTGCTCACCTGACTTCTGGTTCTTCTCGTAGAGCATTCCTGTTCCGTGGTCGTAGCCAAGGTAGAATGTTTCACCAGTAGCGCGACCAGTGTAGCGATCCTTCAAGACACGGAAGGTGGTGGTAGCACGCACCTCCGGATCATCGTCTTGCTGCGAACGCTCCATCCCAAACATGTAGTGAGACCAGAAGCCTATTGCTCGCGATCCTCGGAAGTGGCGGATCATCACGCGGCCTCCCTCTTCGTGTGGCTTGCCCTCAGGTGTAGCCAAGTGCGAGATGAATAGAATGGTGCAGTCGAGCTTCTTTACCAGAGCCCCCATCTCGGACATGATGCTGTCGAGAGCCTTCCGTTCGTCGTCCTGCCATGCTGCAAACGCGGTGAGATGGTCGAGGAAGAAGAAGCGCACGTCATGTGCATGATGCAGGTATTCGATCTTCTCTTTCACAACTTCCCACTCGTTGTTTCCGAAGCTGTCGTACAGGAACACCTTGCCAGACTGCATCAGGGCGTCCCATGCTTTGTCTAGGTCCTTCTGCTTCCATCCGCTGTCGGGGATGTGGAAGGTTTTCTCAGCCAGCTTTCCAGCAATTCGAGTAGCTGTTTCGGTTGGGCTTTGCTCCAAGGCAAAGACCCCGACAGGAACCTTGTGCTCGGTGATGAGGTGTTTGACGCACTGAGTAAAGAAGTCGGTCTTCCCGATGCCGGTTCCAGCGCCAAGGGCATAGAGTTCTCCGCTCCGCATTCCGTAGGTGAGATTGGTGAGAGTCTCGAACGGCCACGACAGCCCCCGAGTAGGGCGAGCCATCACGGATTCCTTCAAGTCGGCCATGTCGATGACACCCTCAGGCCGATACTCCTTCGCTCGCCACATGGCGTTGACCAGCTCTTCGCCACGACCAGCGACCAGCATTTCATTCGGGTCCTTCAGCGGAAGCTCGCAGATACGCGCTCGACCACCGAGGACTTCTGCAGCTACCTTCGTGGCTTCACGTCCGGGCGCATCCATGTCGAACATCAGGTTGACACGCTCGAACCCAGAGAAGTAGTCCTTGTGCTTGGCGAAGTACTTCCGAATCTGCGGACCTGCACCGCATCCGATGCTGACGACGGGCCACTTGTTGTCCTGAAGCTGTGACATCGTGAGCGCGTCTATCTCGCCTTCGGTAACGGTAATCATCTTGCCTGTCGAGACGAACGAATGCGAACCAAAGGGGAGCGCACTCTTGATGTCGCCTACGACGAGGAAACGCTTGTCAGGGAATCGTAGCTTCTGTGCGACAAGCTGGCCGTCAGCGTTGTAGTATGGGGCGACCTGAACAGTCTCACCCTTGTACGTACCATAGCCGTAGCCGAAATGTTTGCAGGTTGCATCGGTGATCTTCCGTGTCCGCAGGCCACGCACCTCGTCAATTTCGATGAGGCCCTTGACCTTCGGCTTCTTCATCTCACCAGTGTTCGTAGTGCTACCGTCGCCGTTCACATGCTCGCCACATGCGAAGCAGAACATGTGCCCGTCGTCGTAGAGCGCGTTAGCGTCACTGCTCCCACACGCGGGGCATGGAACGTGACGAACGAACAAGCTCCCTTCGTGGTGGAGTCGTGGTTGTTTCATTACGGACGCTGTGCAGTGAGCGTGATGGTCAACGTGCCCTCGTCACCAGCCATCAGGTCCATGAACTGTTTGAACGTGGTCGAGCTGTTCAGAACAGCCCAGACGGGAAATGGGGTAGCCGAGAAGACCTTCGTTGCGCCGAGCAGATTACCCAAACCGATGCAGCCCTCCAAGTCGTACATCGAATTGGCGATGTGAATTTCGATGGCAGTGCGCTGACCAGTCTTCTGAAGCAGATAGGCAGGATACGCGCCGGGAGTACCGGGGTGATGCGTGCAGGGAGTGATGGGATACACACCCTCTGGAATACACGACACGGCATGCTCATTGTTCAGCCACGGACGCTCGACGGTGAAACACTCGAACGGAGTACCAAGAACCTTGAGCTTACCGAACGTACCAGTCGGTGCGTAAGCGAAACGCTCTAGCGTGATGTTCTTCACTTGCCCCTCAGTCTAGCGATGATGTTGAGCGAGAGAAAGTTGGTTCGCTCCCTCAACCATGATAGCGGGATGAGTTTGTCTGCGTACTTGAAGCCCTTCGTGTTGGCCCAAGCCGCGTAGGTTGTCTTCGACTGCTTCGAGATGCGTGTGCGGCTGTTGCTGAAGACAAACCGGATGTCGAGATCGGGATACTGCTCCTTGACCAGCAAGTGCTTCTGCCGATCTGCGGTGACAAAGCGGCCCTTCGTTTCGATGATGATGCCATTTGGAAGAACAAAATCCGGAGAGTAATGACGTGGCTTCTCGGGTTGTCGGAAGGGAATCTTCAGTGACTCGAAGTCCACCGGAATCTTCGCCGCCTGTAACTGCTCTCCGACCTGCTCCTCCAAGCCGCTCCGCCAGCCATATTTCAGACCAGCGGAGGCGGCCTTGGAGTGCTTTGGCATCTTAGAAGTCAGCTTTCTTCTTGCCAGCCTTCGGAGCAACCTTCTTGCCCTTTACTGGCTTGCTGACTTCCTGCTCCTCTTCGTCCTCGTCCTCATCTTCGTCCTCTTCCTGCTCCTCTTCCTCGTCGTCATCGTCCTCATCATCATCGGCATCCTCGTCTTCTGTCTCACCATCCTGCGTGAAACCAGACTCCGATGTGAAGCCGAGACCTTCAGCATCCGGCGCACCAGTGTACTCGACATACTTGAGCACCTGTACACCGACAAGCTGCAGGGACACGCCGCAAGCGATGGCACCCTTGCCACCCGGTACGGCCATGTCGAAGAAGTAGATCGTGTAGCTCACGACCAACTCCGAACCACCACCGATCTTCGAGCTGACCATCGGCTTGAGCGACGAGTCGAAGATAACGGGCTTCCGAGAGAACTCGGTGCCGTCCTTCTTCGTGCCCTTGGCCTTCAGCTTGAAGTTGAACAGGGTGCGACCAGTCTCTTCCTCGGTTTCATCCCCGTCCTCGTCCCGCACATACTCAGGCTTGTACGGCGGATCGGACAGCACCATCTTGGACGCCTTCTTGGGATTGGCTTCCTTCGCAGCTTCCAGCGAAGCATCCATCCACTCGTCCACCTGCTTGATGAGGCTCTTGGCAGCTTTCCCCTCTAGGGCGAGCCGCACCTGATACACCCCATCCTTGTCAAACTTCGTATCCGGTACTTCCAGCCGGGGCCATACTGCAATACCCCGTGCAGTGAAACGCTCGACCTTCTTTTTCTCAGCGGCCACGATTCTCTCCTGTTGGCATGAATTCACGCGAAACGAAACGACGAAACACCTGCGGGCTGAAACAACTTGGGCAGCAGCCCTTATCTGCGTGAGCACACTCCCGCCCTGGGGTGTGGTAGATCAGCAGCTTTTTCTTTTTCGGCTTGCTTCCCCTCACTTGATGCCTCCGAAGAAGAAGATTAGCACGATGGCGTCGGCTCGGGCCAACTCTAGGTCGGAATAGCCAGCTACCATAAGAGCAAGGGCGAGGAGTTCCCGCTCATGCTCGGCACGCTTCAATTGCGATTGCTAGGATTGCGCCAGTCGCACGACAAACGCTCTCCATATCTCCACCGACTTGCTGTCATGCCGTCGATCAGGCATGCCTCACCCGAGCCAGCGAACGCGATATAGATGCTGCCAATAGGGGTATCACCCAAACGGCTATACGGACGCCACTCAAGACAAGCAATGTCAGAAGCGCAGAACGAAATGGATGTGACTTGGCGGTCCATTTGCCCCCTCCGCTGTTGTTCATGCGTGGGGTAGGCGAACTTCGGACAGCCTCGCTGCCAGTGTGCGATAAGCGTATCGGCAGGGAGTTCCTGAAATTGGTTGCGCAGCCGCATCACCGTGGAGTAGTTGACTTCCTCTGCATCCTTGCGCTGAATGCGTAGCTCACTTGACGCGCAGTAGGCGGCCACTTCGTCGTCGAGCAGCAGAAGATGATCCGAGTAGTCCGGGCAGTGGCCGAGATGCTCAATCGACCACTTCGCCTGCGCGACGTGGACGGCCTCATGTGCCAGAATCTCCTTGGTTGAATCTGTCCCCAGCATTGCTACGTTCACATATGTCGCCACCTTGTTCTGGTAGCACGGGGTTAGGGCTATCGTATTGGTCGGGTCTTGTGCAGCCAGTCTAGGCACCCACAGCAACAACATCCACACCGCTCGGCGGAAGTGATGGAACACGGGAGGCTCTCCTTGAGATAGCCAGTTGTACACGCCTCTGGTCATCTCCAATGGCCGGTCGGGTGTAGGGACGGCGGTAGGACGCGCATGCATACGTCAAGTGCCGACGTAGCTTCCGCCATTTGCGCTGCATCTTCCTGCGTTGCTTGTGCTTCTTGGACAGCCACATCTTCAGCGAGATAGGACTCGGAGTCATCTACTCCTCCAAATCAAACGTGGAGAGAATGATCGGAACCACTACAAGCCACCCAAGGTAGTGGATCGACACGGCGGTAACTACGAGAAGCCAGAGAATCCGGCCTACCCGCAAGTTCAGCGTCCAGCCATTTTCGAGTGCGATCTTCATGGGGATAGCCTCCTCTTAACGAGCAGAAAACAACGTGTCACTCTAACACAGTGTCAAAGTGACACGTCGCGGGTAGCTAACTTACAATCATTATTAGATTTACCATTAGTCCTACGCAAAGAAGTACCGCGAATCAAGCACCCCCATCAGGTCAAGCTCCCCTTTGCTGGGAGGTTCGGGGAGGAATTCGCTGGTTTGCTGTCTGAACTGCTCAAGCAAACTCCCGGCTACATCCTGACGATATAGCTCAACGAAAGCCTCTCGCGTGCAACGAGCCAGCTTTGCACACTCTTCGGGAAGTGTGCCATAGCTGTCGTGTACCATCGAAAAGTGCTCAATCCCTGCACTGCGAGCCTTTCGTAGCGTCCCGACAAGCGCCGCAGCATCCAAGCTGTGAATCACATTGGGGCTTACGCTATTGGTCTCTTTCAACGCATTGATCGCCTCCGTGGTTTCAGCCAGACGTGGACGAAAAACAGAACCCAACAGAATTGTAGAGACTTGGCGTGACTTGATTGACCAGTAGTTTTGCACGACGGGCAGGCCAGTCCCCGGCACGGTCCACCGCACGCCCTTGTTCTCCTTGGCGATAACCGATGCGCAATACTGCAACCACTGCATGCCTTCCGCCGCCTTGACGACCTTCACCTGCAGCCCTTCCCACAGCAGCCGAGCGAGTAGCCGGCACGCCATACCAACCCCACGCTGCCCAGAGTCATCCTGTAGGATGCCGTCGATACGGTCGAAGTCTGGCAGTCCTGTGAGGTACTCGCGTATCTGCCGCTTGAAGCCGAACTCCTTGGACCCGTACCCGAATGTCATCGTCGGGCGCTTTGCCAGCTTCCGGGTCACGATCTGCGCTGCCAAGATGCGCCGAGCGAGGGGCTCGTCTAACGCTTCGAGCCTCTCAATAACGTAGTCAGCGAGTTCTTGGTAGATGTCATGCGGCTGTGCAGACGGGACCACATTGACGTGTACGCCGCCCACTTCGTCGCGGAACATGGCAGCGAAATGTTGAAGTCCGTTGCATGTGCCATCCATGTGAACTGGAAGGCAGCAGGTATAGGGCTGTCCTTTGGCATCAGCCTCAAGTAAGGCCGCCCACTCGACGCAGAACGCGAAGAACTGGTACGGCTCGTCTGCCTCTTGCCAGAAACGTTCTTCAAGTGGATTGTTTGCTGTCCGTATGATGCGAGGCTCGTTGGCATAGACCCACTGTATCCTCTCCTCAAACGTGAGTCGGGACATCTTGACCCCACCATGCTGCCCCATGCAATTCGCACCATGAATAGCCAACCAGTTAGCGCCCTCTTGTGTCAGCACTTTCCCGGTAGCGAACTGCAGTAGCGCCTTCTCGCAGTCCTCCCCCTGCGGGTGAAGACAGTCTGCGATTGGGTAGATGCGGCCACGGAAGTCGAGGGAATACGGGAAGTAGAACGTGTCATTCAGGAAAAGCCCCGCCGTGTCGAGTATCCGACGCCGACGCGCCTGCTCGCACTTCCACACGTAGTTGCGACTGTACACTTTCCCCGCTGCCTCGACCCATGCGTCTTTCGCTTCCTCGTTGCTGTCAATGTCCGCAGGCTTCGGCGGGAGCGGTTCCTCTCGCTCTTGCGCATACAGGTCTTCGATCAGCCGGAAGACTGCATCATTGACGTTCCACGGCACCGCTTGCAGTGTGTTCAATGCTTCGTAGATGGCTGGCAGCTCTTGCTTCTCTGCCTCATCCCGCAGATACACGAACTGCTGACGGGTAAGTGGTGACGTAGCGTTCAGGGCGAACCGATACCCTCCCCGATGATTGAACGCCCACGGATTCGGCGGCACGACCATCGGTAGATGCCCACCTTGCCGCCATGCCAGATGTTCCTCCCTATGCTGCAGCCAATCTAATGTCTTGCTTGTAGCGCGAACCACCCGGATAAGTTGGGGCCGGGACCCCTCTGTCATTGATTCGTTGGTGCTGTCGATCAGGTCGGTCTGTGCCATGAAATCGACCAGCATCCCGCCAAGCTGTAGTCTGCGATTCGTTGGCAGTCGGAGGTGCTCGACCGTATCCGGGTCTACCAATTCCCGCACCGCATGATCCAATGACCGTTGCATATGGTCGTAGTTACTCGTTGCGAAGTGCTTTAACTTCCACTCCAACAGCTCGGGGCACTGACGCTGCAGCTCCCGATATCGCAACTCGTCAAGGATACGCCCCGCAATTCGCAGGGCCAGTGGCGTGTAATAGACCCGAGGTCTCGTTGCTACATCGAACATGCATTTTAGCCCAATGTACGCCGCCACATCATACCCTACCCGTTTGTACCAGTCGGCTGCGAAGTGCTTGAAGGTAGACGGCGAGCGATTTCCCCATCTTCTGGCTGTCTCTCGCTTCGCATCTTCCGCATCCACAAACGTCCGTACCATCCCTGCAATCGTGTCGATCCATGCAGCCATCAGCCCGTATGAAATTGGAGTACGTGTTAACTCCCCGGCATCTTTGGCTTTCTGGACGTGCCGCTTGAAGCTTTCATATCCTGAGCCTAGAGCGTAGCTTTCGAGTGCTTCCTGTCTCTCAAGTAGCGCGTGCAGATTGGACCCCCTTTCAGCATACCAAAGTGAAAAATCCCCCCTTGCATCCCCCCTAAGTGTCCTTCACCTACACTATCTATCTCATTACCTACTAGACTACTATAGTTTACATGTTCACTACAAGACACAGGCGGGACACATAGAGTACACTTAAATAGCTCCCTCTTAACGAGCAGAAAACAACGTGTCATTTCGACACAGGTGGTCGTAAGTGATTGATATTCCTCAACTTAAGCGGCCTCATCCCCCTGCTTTTGAGTGGAATCTCGACATCGGGAACCTCTGCCCCGCTACAGCGAGCGTACCAATCCCCGGTCGGTGACACGAACACTTCATCCCCTACATCCGACCCATCCGGTACTCTCACGACCGACCACCCTGCCGAAGACGGGGGCGAAGATAACGGGGTGGTCGTACCAGTAGCGTCACTGCCGTCCTGCATCGTGGACATAGTAGTGTCCTCTCGGTAACAGATGAGTGCTCGGTTATCTTCGGCAACAATCTATCCACCCTGTCTTGGCAACAATCCCGTAGCGCAAGGGTGAACTTTGGCGGACCACTTCCCCGGCTCAGATCGTACCCCGCCAGACACCACCCGAGTAGACACAAGATTGGTGGCAGTCTGCACAATGTAGGGCCACCCTGTCTGTGTCGGCTGGCTGTCTGTTGTCGGTCCCTAACGATTCCTCCCGCCACCTCAGGTAGCTACGAATCGTAGCGGTGCAACATACCTTGGCCGTGTCGGGTGTAAGTAGCGCATCCTGCGGCATAGTATCCCCCTCACTCGAAAAGGACTTGGTGAGTAGCATATACCAAGAACAGAAAGAGCAACCCGCCGAAGATCAGGACGAACACCCCCGGATGGGTTACGAGTAACAGCAAGGCACCGCCGAGGCACAGAAAGAGAAACAGGACAACCCCGGTGGATACGGATACCTCGAAGATAGTCCGCCACATGGTGATTATTCCTCCGTCCAGTATTTCCAGTCACGTTGTTGGTTCCAGACGTTAAGCTGTTCCAGTAGGTCGGCACGGCGAGCGGCAAAGGTATCCTTGCCCGAGGCGTAGTATTCGACCCCGCTCTTGCCGCTTGTGATGTGGAGCCAGTTATAGCGCATGGCCTACCCCTCGATTCCGGTGGAAAGGTGGTAGACGGGTTCGGCACACTCCACCAAGCTAACCAGTCGCCACCCGTATATCTGAGCCACAGACAGGGTGTTCCACAGCTCACGGCGGGCATCCGCCTCGCAGTTAGCGAGTACCATATAGGCCCGTCGTTCCCGCCGTACTTCGAGCGGCGCACCCGTCCCTGTGATAACGGTAGCGAGCCACATCTTCATCGGGTACTTCCTGCGGTCATTCGGGTTCATTGCTGGATAACTCCCCGGTCAAAGGTTATCGTTTCACCACAGCTTTGACAGATAGCAGCCCCCGTCGCACGCTGGAATGCATAGAACGTGCTTTCACAACTCGGGCAACGGTGATAGCGGTACTCTAGCTGTGTCCTGCGAGGCATACGCCGGAAGGCTCCCCGGCTCACGATGCGCACACGTAAGGCTCGACGCTTGGGTGGGCGACGGATAGGCTCCGGGTCAATGGACGCTGTTTGTCTTCCGCCACTTCGAGTCACACGGGAACGAACCGCGCCCATAGCCGGGTCGTACACCAGCGTTGCCTCTAGCCCGCTCCCGGTACAACGAATTGCTTGCAACCTCTGCCGACACTCCGCACAGCCGCAGAGTTCCATCTCGCTGATAGCAAGATCGGGAACAACAGAAGCGGGCGGACTTGGGGTAGGCATCATATCTGCTAGGGCTTCGTCGGTCATGCCCAAGCGGCGCGCCTGCTCGCGGAGTCTTACCTCGCGGATAACGCTAGCGTAGTCTCTTATGCTCGGCATTTGGTCCGCCTCCATTCTGCCCACACGAGGCACACGAGGATAACCGCTAGGGCGCGCATTATCGTATCCCCCGGAGTAGGCCCGCCGACACTAGTGAATTGAGAAAGTCGGCAGGGCTCGACACTAGTACTCGCACGTCATACAGCATCAGACACCGCTCGGCTACCTCCCGCATGTAGTCAGCTTTCACGCGGGGAATGAGCCACGCTGCCCGATGCATATCCTGCACTACCTGCAACGGGCTGTCTCCCTTGAAGGTTACAGCCCTCCGTCCCTTCCCTGCCTTGTATCGCAGCATTAGTCCTTCCCCCCTTCGGTCATGGACGCTATCACAGCCTCGACTACGGTAGACGACACTGGCCCGATCGGTGCGGGCTTGCTAGTCGCACGGGTGTAGGCTTCATGGCACTGCTTACAGGCCCACGCCGCACCAATCCGTTGCAGATACTGCAATGGGTACCAGTTAAGGCATGACCCGCAGGGCTGCCATTCGTCATGGTCCGGATCATCCTCCCGCACACGCGAGGCAAGAGCATAACGGTACTTGTCCGCAGTATCCCAAGATGGGGAGAACACTTCCGACTTGCCCTTGTCTTTCTTGCGCTTGCCCTTGGGTTGCCAGCGAATCACGGTAGGTTGCTGACTCGCCATATCGTAGATATACAGCAACCCCTCTTTTAACTCGAAGGCTGCCCCTTGCATGGACAGCTTCGAAACGGACACGGCATTGACAAGAATCTCTCGCGTGCTGGCAAACGCCAAGCACTGCAACCCAGCGACACGGCACAGCCACAACGGGTTGCCCCGCCGTGTGAGTACCGTTTCCGTCCTGCCGCGATTGCTCGACCGCACAAGCGCCACGGCAAGCGATCCTACAGACTTCTTGAGAACGTCGCGCATTTCGGTATAGCCGGGGGCATTGGCCAGTGCCGCTATCAGGTTGGCGCTATCGACCTCGTAAACCTGCCCATTGACGGCTAACTGCGCATGGTTGGAAATGACTCCGTTGTGTACCCCGGTAGTCACAGCCCCCGAGTCATTCACGAACGTAAACGGGTGGGCATTGTCCCGACACACTGCGCCATGTGTCGCGAAACGGGTGTGACCGATCACGGCACGGGCGGGAGCCTTGACTAGCTCCCATTCAGCCGATTGGATAAGCTCCCATGACGGGACCGCATCCTTGACGGTCACATGCTGCCGCTTGGCGTCATCCAAACGGCACACTCCGGCACTGTCCATGCCTCGCTGCGCCGAGAGTACAGCCAGCGAGCTAAGTAGTCTGTTCCACGCCTCAGGATCGGGGCTAGGCCCTTTGACCCTGATTAGGCCATAGATACCGCACATGTTTCCCCTCCATCCGTGTCTGTGTTCGGCAACGCTACGCCAAGCTGCGCACGCTGCGCCAGTAGAGCTAAGAGTGATTCCGTCACTCGCGGGTTGCGACGGCGCAGATAATTGAGCCAGCGAGCCTTAAGTGCTGACCCGATCACTGCGGTAAGCTGTTCGAATTCATCGGCCAGACTCCAAGACTGCCAGCCTGCCAGTATCCGCATAGGCCGACCGTAGCGGGCTGTTTCGACAAAGCGTTGGGTAAAGAGCAGCCAGTCAAGTATCTTGTCCGGGCTCAGTGTGGCGCTATGTGACCGGAATTCCATCCGGCCACTAGTCCACCATATCGTGAGGTTGAGGCTCGAATAGCGCCCCTCGGCCACGATACGGTCCCGCACCGATTCTGCATCGGCAAAGAAAGATACATCGTCACGGTCCCAACGTCGGGCGTATTCGTTCCGGCGACGGGACGGCGGCAGGGCTTCATGCACCGCATTGTCGAAAGCGCCCCACATGCGGATAAGGCTTCGAATGTGCTTTAGCTGGTAGTCTCTTGCTTCATGGTGAACGTGATAGCCACACGAACGGTCCACCACTGCACCAGCCTTGACTAGCGCCGTGATGACGGCCACAACCTTCGGCCAGTCTGCCCGTGTCAGCCGGGGAGTAGCTAGCTCGAATTCACATGAGCCATCCGGCTTTATGTCCCAAGTCTGGCCGTCGCTGTGGCCGTAGTCCTCCACAACGTTCGCCAAGCTTGCCTGACCATACGGGCGTAGGGCTTGTGCGACCACCCGCCCGTAGTAGTACAGGTCATGCGAGCGATCCGACCCCCGCCGGAATTCAAGCTCTAGGCCGAATGCTCGATCCGATAGCTTCCGCGATTGACGCAACGCGGTTAGCTCCCTGCCAGTTAGCGCCATACTCCCCCCTCAGGTTAGGACGGCCAGACAACGATGAGAAACGCGAGAAAGCCAAGGACAACATAAGCTAGTGAGACCCGATACACAGCCCCTCCAAGGGCTAGAGACAAAGCGCCTTGCGGACTTGGACCGCTAGCCAGCTTCGCTAGAACCATTGGCGCTACTCCCGCTTGGCCGTCTACCGTCACTACGGCTTGGCCGTTCGCGTTCCGCTCGCGGGCTGTCACTTCAAACACTGTGTCCGGCAGGGTCCGGCGCTCCGCCAGTGATTCAGGGCTAGGGTATGGTGGCCGTTCCCGACCCGTCCTAGGTCCCCCGGTAGACTGGCGTTCCGACCGCATAGTAAGGCAAGGCGCGTGCCGTGTCAAGGTTGAGCACGGCTAGTTGAGAAAGGGTGAGAAAGTGTTGCGGATAGTGATGCTTCGGTGCAACGGAAGTGTGGCGAAAAAGCAACAGATGCCCTCGCGTCCCCCTTTGTCGCGCAAAGCCCTTTGTGACGCAAAGTGCACCCGCCGTGCTCCCCCTGTCCTCCCCCCGTTCCCTGCCCGTTTGCGCTATCGCGTTGGGCCGGATGGGATAAGCTGGCCCTAGGCGGTTATCTTCGCTCCTACCCGATCCTAGGCCCGTTGTGGCCCCTCCCTGTAGCCCGGATCGCTCGCCCCGTGGCCCCCGGGTGCGCTCCCCGTGCTCCCCGTGTGTGCGGCGGGTGGGCGGGAGGATACCGGGGGGGCGGGCGGTTATCTGCGCGTGCGGGCGGGGGGCTAGGGGGGAACTTGGGGCTCCCGGGCCTAGCGGTCCCCGCTGTACAAATTCTCACCAAAATTCCGCCAAGGCCCTCAGTTTCGCCCCCTGTATCCCTCAGTGGTCCCATGGGAACTGAGGAGGATGCTCAAGGTCGGCCTTGACCAATGAGGGAGCCATCCCTGAGGGGCAATTTACGGGGGTGTTGCGATCTGGGTCCCAAGGTGGGGTTTCAAACTCATGCCCCTGCCTAGGGCCAGTGACTACGGGACCTAGTTGTCCGAGCAGTCCCCTCTCGGGTACTTCCAGCCACACTGCGGGCACGGTGAGTGCCCACACAGTGCGACGGAAGGTACCTCGGAGTTACACTTAAGACACCTGCTCTCTGCGGAGGCGAAGCCTCTAGGAGACTTGTACGATCCCTGTGCCGCCGACCCGGAGACCGGAGCGATGGGGACCGTACTCGAATTCCCATGAGTGGCGGTACTTGGCACGGAGAATCTCCCAGAGATCACGCACAGGTTTCGCATCCGGACGCTCGCTGTGAATGCAGTGGAGAGCGATGAGCCCACCAGAGTTCACGAAGCGCCGGTAGTAGAGGTAGTTGTACTCGGCATCCTGCCAGCGACCGTCGATGAACAGGAAGTCCACCTTCCGGCCTGCAAGATGATTGGCGACAGCGATATCCGCCCCGACAGAGGGTTGGAAGATCGGATGCACCTCCGAGAAGTACTGTCTCCAAAGCTTCTCTCTGTGCTCCTTCCGTGCCCTTCTCGCCCACGTCAGTTCCACCTTGTCGGCACTGTCGATGCTGTACCAGTCCACGCTAATCTTCGGCCCGTTGGGAATGCAGCGAGCCCAGCAGTGGAATGAGCCACCAGCCCCAGCGCCGATCTCGATGAAGCCCAGCGTTCCCGATCGGGGGAGGAGCAGGCCCATAGTGGCCTCAAGCTCTTTCCCCTGATCGATAGGAATACGGTAGAGTCGGTCTGCCTGTTGTCGGATGGTCTCCGTCATCTCATCCCTCCTAGGATAAGCGTTGGAGCGTCGGAAGCTGGACGATGCGTGCAGAGAAGTTGTAGGTCACACCCATCCCTGACGGGGTGATAGTGACCGTGATCGGAGTCCCAGCCTTGGCGTAGACGAGCTGCGTCAAGGAGAGATAGGGAGTGATGTCATTCCCACCCTGTACACCAGTCAGGGATTGTTCATCCCCGTTGGCACTCGTCCACGTGAGGTCGAGCGAGAGACCAGACGCCGGAGGCGCATTCTCTCGGTCACCATAGGCGGATACAAGGTACAGGTTGGTCTCCAACGGGGTGAAGACGACCGTTCGTTCCACCGACTCGTTGAGGAACTCAGTACTCGCCTGCACGACAGCCGCCGCTTCCTCACGGACGATCGGGATTGCTCCCCCGGCCATGAGTGCAGCGAGCTGTGTCCATGCAGCATCGAGGATGTGCTTGTTGTGGCTGTTGAGCGTGTTCAGGCTGTCGGTGCTGGTCGTGTAGACGATGACACCGCCAGTGGAACTCAGCGTGACACTAGTGAGTGACAGGCTGGGCTCCTCTGCCAAGTCCTGAGCCGCCTGAAAGGCAGCCCGAGGATCAGGAAAGCGAATCGTGCTCATGGTTATGGATCGAAGGTTGCGGTCGGCCCAGAGGTCGTCCACTCACCATTCTCATCGACGCTGATGTCGGTGTTGTATCCGGTGATGTCGAAGTCCTCATCCGGGGAGCCCACCTCGGCTACCGTATGCCCGTAGTTATCGACCACTCGGACGGCGAGTGACGACGACAAGGGATAGGTGCCGCTGACGGTCTCATCGATGACGGGAAGACGAAGAACGTCCACGATGCCTGAGACGGTGATGCCTGCAGAGTCGGAGGCAAGAATCTGCCCCTCTCGAATGCCGTTGCCATCCGGTTCGCCGGAGACCTTACGCGCTGTCATGTCTACTCCTTCTGGCTGATGCCATTTGTGTAGCGGAATGTCCGCCACGGGTAGACCGAGCGAACGAGTTCATCTCTGCGTTTGTGGTCGGTCTTCTTGGATTCCTTGAAGAGCGACCATGCGTCCTTGGGGAGAATGTCCTGCACCTCCCAGCCACCGTGCGGAATCCCGAGGACCGGGACCTGATTCTCCTGTGCCCAGATGGCAAGGAAGAGATCAGCGTTGTCCTTCTCGGGCCACTGCGACGGTATCTTCAGGTCGGTATGGAAGCCCATGACCCCAGACCCCGGCTGATGCAGCCATATGGGTCTCAGGTAGGGGTTCTTCCACGTCATGTGCCTGCGCCAGCCTTCCTGATCCCATGTGAGGGCTCGGGGCTGGAACTGGATACCGTGGATGGTCGTGATGACTCTGCCGTGGAACTTGTCGATCCACATGCGGAGTATCTGCACGTAGTCCTTGTGGTAGATCAGGTCGTCGTCACAGGAGAAGTAGAGGCCGTCGTGCTTGTCGGACCAGAAGAGGTTGCCGGTGTCACCCGCCCGATTCGAGGGATCACACTGGAAATCGTCAACGAGTCCTCGGAGTTCGGCGGGACACTCGGAGAACCCATTGAGGTACACGCACAGCTTGTCTACTTGGGGACGGAGGGACTCCAAGACACGTCCGACCAATCCTTCCCTCCCCGGCATTGTCACTACTGCCGCCAGTGTCTTCATTTGCAGTCTACCCCTTCAGCCTGCACCTGCTTAGCGAGTTGTTCGATGGCTACATCGACCGTGAGGCCGAGCAGCGTGAGTGCTTCTACCAGTGCAGTCGTCCCTTCGCCCAAGTTCTTGATCGCCTTGTGGACTTGGCGCTGAGCCGAGCGGAGTTCACTACATGTTGACATGGTGCCTTCGGTGGTGAGTGACGACTAGCCAGTCGGCTAGCCATGCTCCGGCGCAGCCTGCGACGAAAGCGGGGATGTTGGAGGTGAACACGACGAGGAGCAGAGCTGTTCCTCCGAAGAGGTTCACCACTAGTCCCCAATTGGCAGTGCGAAATGCCTGCTTCTTTTCGATGGCGATGATAGCCTTCGTGCCTGCGTAGGTCGCACCAAAGTCTAGTAGGAAAGCGACAACAGGGATGAGCAGATTCATAGTCGGGTCCCTCGGACTCGAACCGAGCATCTCCGGCCCCATGGCCGGTGGGCTATCCAGTCCACGGTCACCTGCCCCCGGACCCAAGGATATTAGGCGTAGCCGATCTTGGGAGACTTCGTGGTGGTCCTGCGACCAACGTGGGAGGTCCGATCGGCTACGGCTTCTGCGATCGCCACGATCTGTTCGTGCGACCGTTTCCGCTTTCCGTGATGTGTCAACTCACGGATGTTTCTTCCAATGTTCTTCTTGCCGGGAAGGAGGGGCATGGTTAGCCCCCCATCCGGCTTGACTTACGACCCATCTGGCGACCGACATGGGATGAGTGCCCATGCCCTGACACCCGATTGAGTCGGGGATTCTTCCTCTTCGCAGCCTTGCTGGCGTTGCGAGATGCATGAGCCAGAATGGCTCCGGCTGCACGCTTGGAGTATCCTTCCTTCTCAATCTTCGACTGCACGGCAGCGAAGCCGGGATGTGCCTTGGACATCTTTACGCGATCCTTCTTCCGTTCTTGTTGTAGACAGCGTACTCGGAGGACCCCGGAATTCGGATCGTCCGATCACCAGCAGCATTCACCGCATCGGCTGCGGGAGAGATGCCATTGGGGTCTTGAATGTCAGGCTCCGGCGTGAAGCCGGGATCAGTTGAGTTTGAGTCATACACCGTCCCGAGGAACGTGAGGGATTCCGCCAGAGCGAGAATCTGCTTGGCGATGATGATCCCCTCTTCGTCTAGGTCTTCGTGGGGAACTTCAGGTTCCACGAAGTAGAAGATGGTGTACTGGCTACCGGAAGACCCACCCGTAATGGCGAGGAAGTTTCGGTAGATCACGAAGCTGTGCTCTTTCGTGGCCAGGTAGTCATGTGCCACTTCTGCAGCCGCACGGATGTCGGTGAAGACCCGTTTGATGATGGGAGCTGCGAGACCGGAGAACCGGAACAGCGGAAGCAGTTCGAGATTCCCATGTAGTTGCGAGACGACTGTCTCTTGGCCGG